TTATAGGCCTAACAGTTCTTTCTTCTTCGCATCGAATTCTTCCTGGGTGATCGCGCCCATATCTAGTAAGTTCTTGTACTTTAAGATTTCATCGGCAGAATTGCTCGAACTTACAGATGCAGTTTCAGTACTTTGGTTTACTAGCTGATCTAGTGCAGAAATAATTTCTTCTCCAGTTTCTCTACTTTGGATTCCTTTGATAAAAATAGGTTTACTGTTTACATTTTTTAGCGTGATTTTTATAGAGTAATCGCTTACTTTTGATGTCTTCTTACCTACATTGCTGCCAACGACAGCACCGACACCACCAAACAAGGCTCCGCCCACTACAGCACTTCCTAGACCTCCTTTTGTGACAATTTTTCCATTGTCATATAGCTCATAAGATAAAATTTCATCAAAGTGAAAAACGTCGGTTACTTCCCATTTTGGTTTGGTATAAGGACTCTTGATACCAATTCGCTTTAGATTATCATCAATCTCTACAAAGGCATTGATTTTTCTAGTTGAATGCCAATCCAGGAATGTCTTGTAGTAGTCTCTGTAAATACTTAAGACAATCCATTGAGCAGTGGTAGACTTAAGTTGAAACGTACTCGTTAGATAATTTTGTACAGCGATTCTATCACTTCCAAAGTCGCCGAATAGTTTGTCCACAGCAATCTGTGTATTATTGTTTACTTTAATGGTACGATTTTCAATGCAAGGGTATTTCACCTTTTTTACCCTGAAAGCACTATAAAATAACCATGCGGCAATAAGCATCCCTATTATGCCAGCTAAAAGATTGTTAGGTGCGTTCGAAGCCTGAATACATCCTATTAGTCCTACTGCAGCGAATAACACCCCTCCGATAATTTTTACTATCTTCATATTCTTTTCCTTTCTTAAATTACAGTAATATATCTAAAATACCTTGCCACGTAAGATAGTCCTTCAGAAATTCTTCATCTACGTCTAAATATTCAGCCATATCCCACGTTGTTGTGTACCCATTGGCTGCAGCCTCGATTACCTTGTCCACAGAGAGCAGTCTGTTGTACGCCCATACACGGGCTTTGTGTTCCTGTTTGGCATTGTTAAGATCGGACTGATCCAAGATATCCCCGACGCTAGTCATATAGTGGCCGAGCTCTTCGGCAAGGACGCACATCTTTCTGCTTGAGGTATCTATATCCTTTCTGATTGCGATTTTACAATCGCATATTCTTCCATCACTTCCCTGTAGGGACTTTTCTTTAACTATCAATCCATAATCTATGGCTTCATCTAATAATAAATCATATGTCATGTTCTACACCTCCCATCATCCAATCTCGCGACTGTATGTTAGAAATTATCATCATTCATAATATCATCATCATGCTTGCGCATTTCATCAGTTACTTCTATATCGGTACGCTCATGGGCGGCTATTGGCATTGAGTAACCTTTTTCAGGCATCAGAACCTCTACGTTAGCTATGGATCGTTGATATTCCTTTTCCAAAGTGAAATCGACCATTTCTTTGCCGTGTGTGTCGAGACAACGATACCTTGACACAATTTGGATTTCTTCTACAGTAATATCCATATCCTTTAAAATAGAAAGATTTCTAGCTTGCGGGATAGTAACATCTTGGGGTTTTAGTCTGTTTTCGCTATCAATCCACCCCATTAGATATGCTGGAGAAACAGAAAGAGATTCTGCAATCATTTCAATTCTATCGGATGGGATATTTGAGATTACTCCAGATTCATATCTTTGTATGGTTTGACGACTAACCCCTGACCTCCTTGCAACATCCTCTAAAGTGAGACCGAGATCCGTCCTGCGTTTTTTAATCCTGCCACCAATAGTCATTTTGTGGTACCCCTTTCTGTGTTTTAGATAATTATAACATAAATTACGCCATATGCAACAAAAACTTCTTGTGAGCATAAAAAAGTTTCTTGACAGGTGACGGGATGTGTTGTATGATTGTGTTACGTAATAAGTGACAAATGAGGGCGGTTTGGAGGTGATGAATTGATTGATACAAACAAGCTTAAAGGACTAATAGTTGAAAGGGGATATTCCCAATCAGACATTGCTAAAATGCTTGGAATTACGCCGAAAACATTTTATGAAAGGATGAATAGGGGTATTTTCTATAGCAATGAAATTGAAAAAATGATTGACATTTTATCAATTCCAGATCCTGTGACTATTTTTTTTGCAGACACGGTTACTCACTAAGTGACAAAGTGCTGTGAGAGAGAAAACGCAGGATTAGAAGGGAGGTGGTGAGAAGTGTACGAGGGAAAAGAAAAGGAGTTGCTTAAGGAAAAAGTGGATTGGCTGGAAAAAGTTATATGTACACAAGACAAAACCCAGCGAATGTTATCATACGCTGCTTTGGGGAATGCGTTGACGCTTATGCTTTTAACACTCAATTTGATAGTATTTGTGTTCCGATAAGGAGGTGATAGAGATGTGGAGCTGGCTGAAAGATGAACACCCCATCGCTTACGAGATAGTGCAGTGGAGTGTGTTGGGAATTGCAGTAGCAGCGCTTTTGAATGAATACATTTAAAAGAAAAAACTTTTAACAAAAGCTGCAACTGCAATGGCTACAGTAACCCATGCCCTAACCTCGTTAAAAAAGTGTTGTTTGCTTTTATTACAGTAATTAGATAATTGAATTTTGCCTTCATGCGATATTTTGAATTTCGTTGATACGGTAAAATCGAAATCATCAAAATCTGTTCCTTTCTCTATGAAACCTTTTTCGTACAGCCAGGATACAGGGTTAGCGGCATATTCAAGACTACAATCTAGTATTGTAGATAAATCACTTATTGAAAGTTCGTAACGCTGATCATAAAGTGAAAGAATTTGAAATGTGAATTTGTCCATAGGAAAACCTCCTGTTTAATATGGCTTGGCACCGTAACCGTATTATAGAACGGAGATGGTAAAAAAACAAGAGCAAGATGATTTTTAATTCATTCTCAAGTGATATAAACACGAGCAACTTTTATAAAAAACAGTAGATAAGTAATTAGAAGGGAGGTCATGAGATGGCGCTACATAAAATAAACCCTGATGAAGATGCAGGAGATTTGTTGCAGAGGCATGAGGACAGTATTTATCTCCTAGAGAGAAAAACAAAAGCCCTTGAAGTTGCAATTCATGGACTTTTGAGGACTGTGCTGTTGTATACCGGAGTGCGTTCAATTATTAAAGCTTTGAAGAAATAGGATTAAATGTTTCAGCATTGATGACCAGTCTACGCTCTTAGCCACATCATAAATTACATTTGTCGCAAGTCCGATTGCAATGGTTTCGAGTATAGACTTTATATGCTTACCCGATTCGGGATTTAAATGCGATATGTCTTCAGCTTGGCTATTTGCGATAATAAGAAGTTCGTCATTAGTCAGGCGGTTAAGCTGATCGTATGTAAATTTTTCCAATTGCCCGTTAGTCAATTTAGAGAGTTCTTCATAAGTGGGCATAAGAAAACAACTCCTTTCATATGTACTCGGCTCTGGTACAGCCTGTGAGTACATTATAAAGGCAAAATGTGAAATGGACAAGCCGTAGGGAATAGGACAAATCGTCAGAAACATAGATTTTAGCAGGAGGAGAACAAAAATGAATATCGAAATCTACATAAACGGCCGTCCTGCTGAATCCTATACGGAGGAGGAGATGCAGGAGATCAGAGAGAAACTTACAGATATCGCAATGAGGGCTGCCGGGTACATCCCAGCAGATGAAGCGCAGAAAAAAGAGGGGTAAGCCCTCGAAGAAATTTTCAGGACAAGCATAGGAAGGAGAACGTATGAAAAAACTTTGGAAGGCAAATAAGCTGCCCATCATCCTGTCACTTCTGTCCGGCGGGGCAATCCTGGCAGTGGACATCGGCAGCCGGACGTACTTTGCGGTCGGAGGCGGCGGGATGGTGGTACTGCTGATATCATCATATTGGATTTGTAGGCTGACGGAAGGAGAGGAATCATGAGCATGGATTTGTTAGAGCGTATGACCGTAGGCGAACTGAAGCACGCGTTATGGGTGGCATCACTCGGAATGGTGCCTGTGGGCGGATTGCCCACAGAATGGTATGAAGATGAACTGGAACTGAGGACGGGAAGCAGGGACGGCTGCTGCGAGGAAGGAGAGGAAAATGATCAGATGTGAAATCGAAAAACTGGGTGAGGGAAAATGCAAAACCCATGTCAATATCAAGGGCGAGAGCGATCTGCTGCTGAATGAACTGGATGCAATCGTGGCAGAAATTTTTGCGGCCATGGCGCAGGTGATACCGTTTGAAAAAGCGGAAAAGCTGATGCTGACTGTTTTGTCAAACGGGATGAAGGATGGCGCCTGTAAGGCGATTATGGGCAGCGAGGGAAGGGGAAATCATGAAGGAAACGACATGCGTACTCGTCCCGGAAGATGAGTACTGGGAAATGAAAGAGAAGGCAATAAAGTTCGACGTGCTGAGGGAAGAGGCGCTTCGGCATCCGGAACACCTGACCGAATGCGTGCGGGCGTTGTGCGGAATTGAGGAAGGAGGAAAGGAGAAGGATGATGGCGATGGTAGTGATGACTGAGAAGGAGAAGCAGATTGTCAGGGAACTGGGGCACGGGTTATACACCGTAGAGTTCCTGGAAGGGTGGCTAAACCGTGATGATGACTTGTCTACAAATGCCCCTGCAGCACTGACAAGTGTGTGGGCGGAGGGCTTTTATACCGCCGTGAAGTGCATGGCAGAGAGGAGAGGAGATCAGAAAGGGTGACTGAACAAAAAATAAAGACCGACTGCAAAGCAGCCGACCTAAACAACCAAGCTAATCGTAACACATTTTCAAAGGAAAGTAAAGGAGGAAACCATGGCAGTAAAAATCAACAGGCTTGAGATCGAGAACGTAAAAAGGGTGAAGGCCGTTAAGATCGAGCCTTCGGACGCAGGTCTCACCGTCATCGGCGGGAAAAACAACCAGGGGAAGACGTCCGTACTGGACGCCATCGCCTGGAGCCTGGGCGGTGACCGGTTCCGTCCGAGCGAACCGGCAAGGGAAGGGTCCATGAGCCAGCCCTACCTGCATGTGGAACTGTCCAACGGCCTGGTCGTGGAGCGGAAGGGAAAGAATTCGGACCTGAAGGTCATCGACCAGGCAGGGAACCGCAGCGGACAGCAGCTGCTCAATGAATTCGTGGGACAGCTTGCCCTGGACCTGCCAAAATTCATGCAGGCGTCCAGCCGTGAAAAGGCCCAGACGCTGCTGAACATCATCGGGGTAGGTGACAGGCTCCATGAGCTGGAGAGGTCGGAGAAGGAACTCTATGACCAGAGACGCACCATCGGACAGATTGCGGATCAGAAGAAAAAGCATGCAGCCGAAATGCTGGTCTATCCTGAGGCACCGAAAGAACTGCTCTCCGCAACGGATCTGATCATGAAGCAGCAGGACATCCTCGCAAAGAACGGGGAGAACCAGCGTAAGAGGGGCCGGAAGAGGCAATATGAACAGGAAGTTGCCGCCCTGGAGGCGGAGGCTGCCGAAATCGCCAAGAGGCTTGATGCTGCCAGGCAAAACCTCGAAATCGCCGCAATGGATGTCCTGGACCTGCATGACGAGTCAACCCGGGAGATCGAGGAAAGCATCGCGGACATCGAAGAACTGAACCGAAAAGCAAGGGTCAACATGGATAAGGAGAAGGCAGAGTCCGAAGCGGCGGAATACAATGCCAGGTACGATGACTATACGGTAGAAATCGAGCGTATACGGAAAGAGAAGATGGATCTGCTCAATAAAGCAGACCTTCCTCTTCCAGGCCTTTCCGTTATTGAGGGAGAGCTTACATATAACGGGTTCAAGTGGGACAATCTCAGCGGAAGTGACCAGCTGAAGGTTGCAACTGCCATTGTGAGAAAGCTGAATCCTGATTGCGGGTTTGTCCTCATCGACAAGCTGGAGCAGATGGATCTGGACACACTGGATGCGTTCGGGGCATGGCTGCAGCAGGAGGGGCTTCAGGCCATCGCGACCAGAGTGTCTTCCGGAGGGGAGTGCAGCATCATTATTGAAGACGGCTACTCTTCAGAAGCACCGGCAAATGGGCAGCCCTCCTGGAAGGCAGGTGAATTTTGATGGAATTTACAGTTGAAAGAGGAACCAGACCGACTGCCCAGAAGGTAGTCGTCTATGGGCCGGAAGGGATCGGCAAGTCCACTTTTGCGTCGCAGTTCCCGGATCCGGTGTTCATCGATACGGAAGGGTCCACGAAGCACATGGACGTCGCCAGGCTGCCGCGCCCGACCAGCTGGAAGATGCTGCAGGAAGAGCTGCTCTATGCAAAGACGGACCGGATCTGCCAGACCCTGGTCATCGACACGGTGGACTGGGCGGAGCAGCTGTGCATCGAGGCGGTCTGCAGCAAGCACGGCAAGGCCGGCATCGAGGATTTCGGCTATGGCAACGGCTACGTCTATGTCAAGGAGGAGTTCGCGCGCTTCTTGAACCGCCTGACCGACGTGGTGGAGAGCGGCATCCACGTGGTGCTCAACGCCCATGCGCAGATCAGGAAGTTCGAGCAGCCCGACGAATCGGGCGCCTATGACCGTTACGAGCTGAAGCTGGGGAAGAAGACCCAGTCGCAGACCTCGCCGCTGGTGAAGGAGTGGGCGGACATGCTGCTCTTTGCCAACTACAAGACCCTCTCCGTGGCCGTGGACGAAGCGGGGAAAAAGCATAAGGCGAAAGGCGGCAGGCGTGTCATGTACACGGCGCACCATCCCTGCTGGGATGCAAAGAACCGGCACGGCCTGGCCGAAGAGCTGCCCTTCGAGTATGCGGCGATCGCACACTGCATACCGGTGCTGGGGCAGGAGGCCCCGTCCGCCGGGACGCCCCCTGTCACTGAGACGCTGCCGGAAGAGCCGGATAGGCCGGAGGCCCCGCCGGAAAAGGATCCCGTCATAAGCGATGACAGGGACCGGGTGATGAAGGCCCTGTTCGACCTGATGGAGAAGGACGGCATCAACAGGCTGCAGATCCAGAAGGCGGTGGCGGCCAGGGGATATTATCCGGAAGCCACACCGATAGAGAATTATGACACCAAGTTTGTCAGGGGCGTGCTGATCGGCGCCTGGGACCAGCTTGTCTGGTATATTTTAAATGAGGAAGTACCGTTTTAAGGAGGTAGAAAAATGAGTGATTTTATTAATGCAAATACAAACGAGAAGTTTGAAGACGGAGAGCTGGACTGGGATGCGGATATTGAAAATGACGGACCCGAATTCACGCTGCTCCCGGAAGGGGACTATGATTTTACCGTAATTGATTTTGAAAGGGGCAGGCATAATGGCAGCGAGAAGCTGCCGGCCTGCAACAAGGCGGTCGTGCACCTGAAGGTTGAGGCTCCGGAGGGGGTGGCCATCATCAGACACAACCTGTTCCTGCATACGAAGACGGAAGGGATGCTGTGTGCCTTCTTCACTGCCATCGGTATGAGGAAGAAGGGCGAGAGGCTGAGGATGAACTGGAACGCCGTACCGGGAAGCCGCGGGAGGGCGAAGATAGGCATCAGGACCTACAACGACAGGCAGTACAATGAGATCAAGAAGTTTTATGAGCCAGATGAGGCAGCGTCAGCACCCGCGCACCCGGCAGGCCAGCAGACCACCTTTGAGGCAGGGAAGTTCTAGCCATGGAACTGAGACCATACCAGGCTGAAGCGAAGTCGGCAGTCCTCACACAATGGAGGGAGGGGATTAAGAAGACCCTCCTCGTCCTTCCGACAGGCACAGGCAAGACCATCGTGTTTGCAAAGCTTGCAGAGGACTGCGTGAGCATGGGAGACAGGGTGCTGATCCTGGCTCACAGGGGGGAGCTGCTGAACCAGGCTTCGGACAAGATAGCAAAGTCCACAGGGCTCGTCTGCGCCACGGAGAAGGCGGAACAGTCCTGCCTGGGCAGCTGGTTCCGCATCGTTGTAGGCAGCGTGCAGACCCTGATGAGGGAGAAGCGGCTGAAGCAGTTTGAACGGGACTATTTCGATACCATCATCATCGATGAAGCACACCATTGTGTATCAGACAGCTACCTGCGCGTACTGGACCACTTTCATGATGCAAAGGTCCTGGGGGTCACGGCAACCCCTGACAGGGGCGACATGAAGAACCTCGGGCAGGTGTTTGAAAGCCTGGCTTATGAATACAGCCTGCCGAGGGCGATCCGGGAAGGGTACCTCTGCCCGATCAAGGCGCAGACGATCCCCCTGGCCCTTGACCTTTCAGCCGTAGGCATGCAGGCAGGGGATTTTAAGGCCGGGGATCTGGGCACGGCGCTGGACCCCTATCTGGAACGGATCGCGGAAGAGATGGCAAAGGCCTGCATGGACAGGAAGACGGTGGTCTTCCTCCCCCTGATCAGGACGAGCCAGAAGTTCTGCCAGATATTGAATGCCCATGGATTCCGTGCGGCAGAGGTGAACGGTGAAAGCACTGACCGGCAGGAGGTGCTGGATGCTTTCGACAGCGGGGGATACGACGTGCTGTGCAACAGCATGCTGCTGACGGAAGGATGGGACTGCCCGTCCGTGGACTGCGTCATCGTGCTGCGGCCGACGAAGGTGCGCAGCCTTTACGCACAGATGGTAGGGAGGGGCACGAGGCTTTCACCGGAGACCGGGAAGACCGAGCTGCTGCTCCTGGACTTCCTCTGGCATACGGAGCGCCATGAGCTGTGCCACCCGGCCCATCTGATCTGCGAATCGGACGAGGTCGCGAAGAAAATGACGGAGAACATCGGGAAGGCGGGCTGTCCTGTAGACCTTGAGGAAGCGGAACAGACGGCGGCCGAGGATGTCGTGGCGCAGCGTGAAGAAGCCCTGGCGAAACAGCTGAAGGAGATGAGGCACCGCAAACGGAAGCTGGTGGACCCGCTGCAGTTCGAGATGTCCATCCAGGCGGAAGACCTTTCGGGTTATGTGCCGGCCTTCGGATGGGAGATGGCGCCGCCGTCAGAAAAACAGATCAACGCCCTGGAGAAGATGGGGATCCTGCCGGACGCCATCGACAATGCCGGGAAGGCGTCAAAGCTGCTCGACAGGCTGGACAGCCGCAGGGCGGAAGGCCTGACGACGCCGAAGCAGATACGGTTCCTGGAAAACAAGGGGTTCCGGCACGTGGGCACCTGGCAGTTCAATGATGCGAAGAGGCTGATAGACCGCATCGCAGGCAACGGATGGCGCGTGCCGAGGGACATCATACCGGCAGAGTACAGGCCCGGGGAATAAGGGGAATGAGACATGGAGAAGAGATACGACATACTGGAACTGCTTGAATATATAGACCCTTCGGTCCTGAGCTATGAGGAATGGCTGCAGGTCGGCATGGGCCTGAAGGAGGATGGCCATGACGCAGAGGAATGGGAACGGTGGAGCAGCCGGGATGCATGCAGGTACCATGACGGCGAATGCCGGAAGAAATGGAATTCCTTCAACGGCAGCACGGCTTCCAACATCACTGCCGGTACCATCGTGCAGATGGCGAAGAACCATGGATGGCATGCGCCGGAAGGTACGGAATTATCGTGGGATGACGTGATCGGCGGCCATGAAGACCTGGTGGTCGTGGACAGGGGATGGCTCGAAGGCGAGGAGATATCTGAGCCGAGGAAGTGGGAACCCGCAAAGGAACTCGCAAAGTACATCGACTGTCTGTTCGAAGCATCGGAGAACGTCGGCTATGTCACGGAGTGCTACGAGAAGGACGGGAGGTATCTTCCCAAGAAGGGCTGCTGGGACCGGACGGCCGGAAAACTCGTGGAGCAGCTGAGTAAATGCGGCGATGACATCGGTGCGGTGATCGGGGACTACAACGAGAAGGCGGGGGCATGGATCCGTTTCAACCCCCTTGACGGGAAGGGAATCAAGAATGACAATGTGACCGATTTCCGTTACGCCCTGGTCGAATCCGACACCATGACCATCGAGGAGCAGAACGCCATCATCAGGCAGCTGGAGCTTCCCGTGGCCTGCCTGGTCTACAGCGGGGGGAAGTCCCTGCATGCCATCGTGAAGATCGATGCAGGCGATTACGGCGAGTACCGGAAACGCGTGGATTTCCTCTATGAAATCTGTAACAAAAACGGATTGAAGATCGACACGCAGAACAAGAACCCGTCCAGGCTGTCCCGGATGCCGGGCATCATCCGCAACGGCAGAAAACAGTTCCTGGTGGACACCGATATCGGCAGGGAGGACTGGAAGGAATGGCGTGAATGGATCGAGTCGGTCAACGACGACCTGCCGGATCCGGAAAGCCTCACCAGCGTATGGGACAGCCTGCCGGAGCTGTCACCGCCCCTCATTGACGGCATACTGCGCCAGGGGCACAAGATGCTCCTGGCTGGTCCGTCAAAAGCCGGGAAATCTTATGCCCTGATAGAACTGGCCATAGCCATCGCCGAAGGAAAGAACTGGCTGAATTGGAAGTGCACCCGGGGGAAGGTCCTCTATGTCAACCTGGAACTGGACAGGGCGAGCTGCCTGCACCGTTTCAAGGATGTCTACGGGGCATTGAAGCTGGCCCCTTCCAACCTGGGGAACATCGATATCTGGAACCTGAGGGGGAAGTCGGTGCCCATGGACAAGCTGGCACCGAAACTGATCAGGAGGGCCGCGAGGAAGGACTATATCGCTATCATCATCGACCCCATCTACAAGGTCATCACCGGCGACGAGAACAGTGCCGACCAGATGGCCCATTTCTGCAACCAGTTCGACCTGGTGTGCAACGACCTGGGTGCGGCGGTGATATACTGCCACCACCACAGCAAGGGCGGCCAGGGGCAGAAGAAGTCCATGGACAGGGCCTCGGGCAGCGGCGTGTTCGCCAGGGATCCTGACGCGCTCCTTGACCTGATCGAGCTGGAGCTGACCGAGGATGTGCGTAAGCAGAAGGAAAACGAGGCAGTCTGCGCCGCCTGTATCGACGTGCTGGACAGATACTCGAAGACCTGGGAGGACCATGTCTCACAGGATGACATGTGCAGCGCCGTACAGATGCAGAGGGCCTGTGACAACTACCTGCTGGGGAAGGACAGGCAGGAGGCGGAACGGGCCGTCAGGGACGCCAGGAAGTCCGCAGAGGGGCTTACGGCCTGGAGGCTGGAAGGGACCCTGCGCGAGTTCCCGAAATTTGCCCCCGTCAACGCCTGGTTCGATTATCCTGTGCACCGGATTGACGATACGGGCATGCTGAAGGACGTGGATGCGGACGGCGAGCAGCCGTACTGGAAGCAGAACCTGAAGAAGTCCGGCAAGAGGAACAAGTCGCCCGAGGAGCGGAAGAAGGAACGCTCTGAGGCATTGTCAATGGCGTATGAGGCCTGCAGCATCGGTGAGCAGGTGACGGTCAAAGACCTGTCAGAATACATGGGCAAGTCAGAAGACACCGTCCGCAGGTACATAAAGGAGACCGGGCAGTACTGGGTAGACGGGTCGGAAGTCGGCCGGAAATGATGGCAGGATATGTAAGAGAATCGCACGCAAATAGGAAGAATTTTTTGCGGCAGACGCACGCAAATAGGAAAGACGCAAATGCTTTGCGGCAGGTGCAAATAGGAAAATTCTCCTTTCTGCGTCTCAGAGGCGCAAATAGGAAAAAAACTCCTATTTGCGGCAGGCGCACGCAAACTATATATACTACGTATATATAAACCCTGCGGGTTCCCTGACGGTCACAGGGGTGAGCAGTCGTGCGACAGCTTACGCACGACGACTCCTCCCCCTATGCTGTGACAGAAAAGCTTTTGCGTTGATGAAAGGAGATGTAAAAAAATGGATATGAAGCTGACACCCCACTGGAAAGGTGAAAGAGGGTTCCTCTGCATGCCGCTGGTGAAACACCTGCCGGCCGGTGTACAGGGAAAGCATCCGGACTGGAAGAAGGTATCCTGTCCGATATGCGGGACGGCATGTTATGAATCGGCCGCCATGAGGGAGACCCTGGAGAGGGAGCCGCAGCTGATGCCGGCCTGCACGATTTGCGCCATCAGGTGGGGTGATGTTTATGACTGAGTTCTTCATGGCCATGGTACCGCCGACAGTGACCCATCAGGAAAAGAAGGTCACAGTGGTCAAAGGGAAACCGCTGTTCTACGAGCCGGCGGAACTGAAGGCCGCCAGGGAGAAGCTCAAGGCAAACCTATCCCGGCATATCCCTGAGGAACCTTACCGGTACGGGGTGCAGCTGGTCACGAAGTGGTGCTTCCCCAGGGGGCGGCACAAGGACGGCGAATACCGCATAACGAAGCCGGACACGGACAACCTGCAGAAGCTGCTCAAAGACTGCATGACATCGTGCGGATATTGGGTTGATGATGTACTGGTGGCATCAGAAGTCATAGAGAAGTTCTGGGCGGAGGTGCCGGGAATATATATCAGAATCACTGAACTTTGATGGGAGGAAAATGCGAAATGAACAAAGAAGAGAGACTGACCAAGTCCATGCTTGACATGGCGAACGGGGCGATCAAGGAGCGCGTCGACGTCGAGATGCCGAAGATCATCAGGAACATCATGGACGTCAACACGAACGCTGTCAAGCCCAGGAAGATGACGCTGACACTGACCTTCACGCCGGACGAGCAGAGACAGGTCATCGCGACAAAATGTGAGATCAAATCCTCGCTGCAGCCGACAAACCCGGTTACCACATCGCTGTACATAGGAGAATTCGCCGGAGAGGTACAGGCAGTGGAGATGAAGCCTCAGGTGCCGGGACAGATGGACATGTACGGCAATGAAGAAGAGCAGCCTGCAAGACTGAGGCTGGTAGAAGACATATAACGGAAAAGGAGAAGAAAAATGTTTGAAAAAGAATTTGAGAGACTGATCGAAATCGTAGAAAAGGGAGTCAAGGAGCCAAGGTTTGAAGTAATCGGCGGGGATACCTACATGGTCATGCCGGACGGGACCACGAAGAATATGTACCACAACCAGGTCTATCCCAAGTGCAGGGAGGTCAACGGGCTGGACATGTTCTGCCAGCTGATCAACCGGGAATGGCCTGCAAGGGAGAGCTTTAATATGGATACGGAAGATCAGGCTGAAGTGCTGTATGTGGATGTAAGGGCACATAACGAAGTCGCAGCCTATACCGGTTCTTTTAAGGATGACGACGGCGACTTTATGAATCTGACCTTATACCGCGCTACGGAGAGGCTGATGCCGGGCGTGCCGACAGGCTACATGGATTACGATACCGCACGGATCAAGCTCAACGCCTGCTTCATGGACACGCCGGACCGTGAGTACGTCCTGGGGCTGCTGTCCAACATCGTCAAAGGCGACCAGGCGGAGGTCAGGGACAACGGCGTCACCCAGCAGGTCAAGGTGCAGACGGGCATCCAGCTTGCAGGCATGGCGACCATCCGTCCGATCGTGCGGCTGAAACCGTACCGCACCTTCCCGGAGATTGACCAGCCGGAAAGCGATTTTCTCCTCCGGGTCAACAATGACCAGGTAGGGATCTTCGAGGCGGACGGGGGCATGTGGAAGCTCCATGCGAAGGCGAGGGTCAGAAAATATCTTGAGGAGGAGCTCGCCGATCTCATGGATGAGAACAAGGTCATTGTAGGAATGTAACGGACTGCTGCCTGCATGGTCTCCGGGCCGTGCAGGTATGAACCAAGGAGAAAGGAGAGCGAGGGAAAATGAATTACAGAAAAGCGTACAACTGGATAAAAAGATATGAGTGCAACGAAATATGCTGTGTACCGAAGGGTGATCCATGTATGGAAAACTGTCAATGGGTGCCAGTTCTGAAGGCGCTCAGAAAACAGATACCGAAGAGACCTGTCAAAACGAATATACAGGAAATCAGATACACGGACTCTTACCGCTGCCGGTCCTGTGGCGGAAACTTTACAGGGACAGGGATCGCGAATTACTGTTACCACTGCGGACAGGCACTGGATTGGAGTGATCAGGAGTGAAGAACATTATTATTACTGTTTTACTCATGTTTGCGGTTTGGACCTTCTGGTCAATGCTGGAACTTTATTTTTACGGAGAAATACAGGTACGGGAAGTAGATGATTATATCGGATTAATACTTGCGGTAAGTATTTACGGCAACGTGAAAAGTTTTACTGAAAGACAAGGTGGTCACGATGACAGATAAATTCAGCACCCCGCAGGAAATCGCCGAATATGTCTGCCGGCAGCTTTCGGGCAAGGTGATCATACACCGGTATGACGCATACAGCACCAACAGCATCTACCTGAAATTTGACTACGGTGTTGCGAACAGCCTGAGGATATCCGACCACCCGGGCAAACGGCACCTGGCATACAGGTATAACATCGACTTTGCCCGTAAGCATTACAAGATTAAATACTCCCCACAGGGGTACCCGCGGTATTATTATCCGGTATCAGCCGTGGACAGGGCCATCAAAGATATCCTGGATGCAAAGCGGGCTAAGGGGTACCGCTACAAGGATTACGGGAAGCTGATGGAGGAAGCCAGGCTGCGATCTGAGCACGAAAAAGGCTTCTGGCAGCAGGCGAGATTAGTTATGAGGGAGGGGAAAATGAAATGAACCATGTACTGACACTGCTGGTGAACGAGATCAGGACGGCACTGGAGAAACTGGGCAGGGAAGGTGTAGGATATGTCCATGCCGAGTATTCGAACTCCATCGAGTATTGCGTGGACGGCAGGGTGTTTGAGATAACCATTAAGGAGCGGTGGAATGGATAAAGAGAATGATTAGAAAGGGGTGATGCTCGTGGAGGCAAAGGAGTATTTGAGGCAGTATCAGGAGGCGCTGACGGATATACGCAACCTGGAAGCAGAGGCAGAAGAGATAGAGTCCATGGCGATGAGCATGACCGTCAGAACGGATGGGGAGCGGGTACAGTCATCAGGCCGGAAAGACAGGATGGCAGACCTGGCTGCAAAGGTGGCCGATCTGGAGATGGAGATCATGGACATGAGGACGGATGCATTACATAAACTGCAGGCGGTGGAGAGGACGATCGGACAGGTTGAAGATAAGGATTATCGGCAGCTGCTACATATGCGATATATTGAGAAGAGGACTTGGGAGGAAATTGCAGTCAGCTTGAAAAAATCATGGCGCTGGACTTGCAGTCTTCACGGAAAGGCATTACAGAGTGTTCAAGAAATTATTGAAAAAAATCATGCTAAATCATAGAAGTTCATATTAGGTCTGTGCTATAGTATAAGCTGGAAACATGGACAAAGGGATTAAATTAAAAAACAGATAGGAGGCAGCTCCTACACATGAAATATTGTCGCCCGGTGTCCATGGACTCCTCTCCTTTAATTTATATAACGGCCAATACAAAGCATCATCTTAGCGGTGGTGCTTTTGTTGTTGGCGGAAAAGAGAGATCAACAACGTGAACATACTCCGTGTCCTTCAGATCCGGGGTATTTTATATCCCCTCGAAATAATACCCACGTTACAGGGGGATTGATAAACATGAATAGTTATATAAGCTGGATAGGTGGTAAGAAGCTGCTGAAAAAGAAAATCATCGAACAATTTCCGGATAACTTCGACCGTTACATCGAGGTATTCGGCGGGGCAGGCTGGGTGCTGTTCGACAAAGACAGGCACGCGCCGATGGAGGTATTCAACGACATCAACGGGGACTTAATTAATCTATACCGTTGTGTCAAATATCACCCGGAAGCACTGCAGAAGGAGCTTGACTGGATGTTCGTATCAAGAGAGCAGTTCTTTGACTGCATCGCCCAGTCTGATGTCAGAGGCATGACGGATATCCAGAGGGCGGCAAGGTTCTATTGCAGAATCAAGTCAAGCTTTGGAACCGACCTGCGGTCATTTGGCACCAAGCCTCGAGATATGCAAGGAACAATTGCCTATTTACAGCAGGTATCGAAACGATTAAACAAGGTAGTGATAGAAAACGTTGATTTTGAACGGCTCATTAAGACATATGACCGGGAATCAGCGTTATTTTATTTGGATCCGCCTTACTATGAGGCGGAGAAATACTATCCTGACCGGTTCATGCCGGAAGACCACGAGAGACTGAGAGATGCGCTTACCCGCATCAGGGGGAAGTTTATCCTGTCATACAATGACTGTCCTGAAATACGTGAATTGTACAAAGGATACAGCATTACAGGGGTAGAGAGACAGGATAATCTTGTAACAAAGACAAACCCGCGTCGTTACAGGGAACTTATCATTAAGAATTACTAGAGATTAAAAAGTGGGTATTATTTCAGGGGAGACAAAACGACGAATGAGAGGTGGTGAGGCTTGGCAAGAGCACCAGACGCCAGGGTCGGGAGGGCGAAAGCACTCTTCGATCAGGGGCTGAAACTGATTGACATTGCGAAGGAATTAGAACTTCCGGCCGGGACAGTCCGGCGATGGAAGAGTACATATAACTGGGAAAGCGAACGTTCGGAAAAGAATAGCGAGCGTTCGGAAAGGAAGCGAGGTGCTCAGCCCGGCAACAAGAATGCCTCAGGACCTCCTGAGAATAAACATGCTGAAAAGCACGGACTGTTTGCCAAGTACCTTCCGGAGGAAACTCTGGAACTGGTGGAACAGGCAGGGAAGATGAACCCTCTCGATGTCCTCTGGGACCAGATCATGATCCAGTACGCAGCCATCATCAGGGCGCAGAAGATCATGCACGTCAAAGACCAGGAGGATAAGACCATCGAGAAAATCGGCGAGGGATCCAGTGATTCAGGATACAGCGAGAAATGGGAAGTGCAGCAGGCCTGGGACAAGCAGGCGAACTTCCTGAAAGCACAGGCCAGGGCGATGACCAGCCTGAACGGCATGATCAAGACCTATGACGACCTGCTTCACAGGAACTGGGAGCTCGCATCCGATGAGCAGAAGGCGCGCATCGAGAATATCAGGGCATCTACTGCCAAGATCAGGGGAGAAGACACTGATGCTGCAGCCGAAGATGATGGATTCCTGGATGCACTAAAAGGGGAGGCAGATGACGTATGGCAAGGGTGAAACAGGCCGTATTCAAATTTGAACCCTTCTCAAAAAAACAGAAACAAATACTGACCTGGTGGCTGCCGGAATCGGGAGTATCGCACAAGGAAGGTATCATAGCTGACGGGGCGATCCGTAGCGGGAAGACAGTGTCAATGGCGCTGTCTTTTGTCATGTGGGCGATGACATCCTTTGGCGAGGAGAACTTCGCCATGTGCGGCAAGACCATCGGTTCATTCCGAAGGAATGTCCTGACGGTACTGAAGCTGATGCTGCGGTCCAGGGGGTACCGATGCAAAGACCACAGGGCTGACAACCTGCTGGAAGTCAGGCGCGGCGGCGTCACCAACTACTTTTACATCTTCGGCGGCAAAGATGAGAGGTCGCAGGACCTGATCCAGGGCATCACGCTTGCCGGGGTGTTTTTCGACGAGGTCGCCCTGATGCCGGAGTCCTTTGTCAACCAGGCAACAGGACGATGCTCTGTTGACGGGTCAAAATACTGGTTCAACTGTAACCCGGAAGGACCGTACCACTGGTTCAAGACAGGCTGGATTGATAAAGTTGATGATAATGACCTGCTGTACCTGCACTTCACGATGGAAGATAACTTGTCACTGTCCGAGAAGATAAAGGCCAGGTACCGCTCCATGTACAGCGGTGTCTTTTATAAGAGGTATATCCTGGGACTGTGGTGTGTGGCGGAAGGCATCATCTATGACATGTTCGACAAGGCGAAACACGTCATCAGTAATTTTACAGCTGCTGATCAGAGATATTATGTCAGCTGCGACTACGGCACCCAGAACGCTACGGTCTTCCTGCTCTGGTGCAGGGAAGCCGATGGCAGATGGATCTGCTGCAGGGAATATTACTATTCAGGGCGCGACGAGTCGGCACAGAAAACGAACTCGCAGTATGCAGATGACCTAGCAGAATGGCTTTCCGGAATTAATCCGGAGCGGATCATCATCGACCCTTCGGCAGCATCATTCATCGCAGAACTGAAGCTGCGGGGTTATAAAATCAAGAAGGCACGGAACGACGTGCTCGACGGGATACGCTTTGTCGCATCCCTGCTGAACCAGGGGAAGATAGCCATACACGAATCCTGTACCGAGACGGTCAAGGAATTTGCGTCATACGTATGGGACGAGAAGGCAGCAGAACGCGGTGAAGACAAGCCGATCAAGCAGTATGACCACTGCATGGACGCGGTAAGATACTTCTGCTATACGATCATCAGGAAGAATAACGGAATTACGATTTTGAAATAGGGGTTTGACATGGAACTAGACGTAATGAAAAAACTGATAAAGAAGCATCTGCCGGGGCACAAAGATTTTGCCCTGCGTGCATCCGTGGCGGAGCGGTATTACCGCAATGAGACGGATGTGCTGTATAAAAAGACGGAAGAGACGGATGACAGCGACAACCCGCTCCGTAATGCAGACAACCGCATACCAAGGAATTTCCACGGACTCATTGTAAACCAGAAGGCATCCTACGCATTTACTGCACCGCCTTTGTTCGATGTAGGCAGCAATCAGGCAAATAAAAAGATAACGGAGCTCCTGGGTGATGAATATGCGAAGAACTGCATGGAACTGTGCGTCAATGCAGCCAATACGTCGGTCGGATGGATCCACTACTGGAGCAACGATGACGGCTTTGAGTGGGCGGTCGTTGACAGCAAAGAAGTGATACCCGTATTCGATGGGAGCCTGAAGCACAGGCTTATCGGGGCGATGAGGGTGTATGATACGATTGATGAAAGCGACGGCGAAAAATATGCGGTCTATGAATACTGGACGGACACCCAGTGCCAGGCATTCAGGATGCGGGTGTCAGATACCGTTGATGACGGGCTCATGTATTACCATATGTTCGTAGACCCTTCAAATGGGGAGTCAATGGCGGAATATAGCCATGATTTCGGTGAGGTTCCGTTCATCCCATTCTGGAACAACAATATCAAAACCGATGACCTGAAGAACATCAAGCCGCTGATCGATGTCTATGACAAAGTATACAGCGGCTTTATCAATGATCTGGATGATGTGCAGGAGCTGATCTTCGTGTTATCCGGATACGGAGGGACGGAGCTGAACGCATTCCTATCTGATCTGAAAAAGTACAAGACCATCAAGGTTGATGCGGAAGAGGGCAGCCCAGGGGTTTCCACCTTGAGCATCGAGATACCTATCGAGGCGCGTAACAGCGTGCTGGAGGCGACCAGGAAGGCAATCTTCGAACAGGGGCAGGGGTTTGACCCGCAGCCGGAGAACTTCGGGAACCAGTCAGGTGAGGCGCTCAAGTTCATGTATTCTCTGTTAGAGATGAAAACCGGTCTCATGGAGACGGAGTTCAAGCTTGGCTTTTCAAAGCTGATACGGGCAATCTGCAAGCATGAAGGCATCAAGTGTGATAATATCACGCAGACTTGGACGCGGACCAGCATCAAGAACGACCTGGAACTTGCCCAGATCTGCAGGGACAGCGAAGGGATCGTCAGCAGGCAGACCATCTTGAAGAACCACCCGTTCGTCACTGACGCAGAGGCGGAGCTGAAGCAGCTTGAGAAAGAAGAGCAGGAGAATCTGAAGAAGATGGAACAGTATGAGGGAGCTTTTGGCGGAAAAGATTTGAACAAGAATGGCGGCGGTGAGGTTGATGAAGAATAGTATTAATAAAAGGTGTGTGACAATTGCGTTTTACAAAATTTTGTTATATAATTATATTAATATATTTTAGTTAACACGAAAGGACAATGTTTATGAAAAAAAGAACAAAGATTGGTCTAGCTATTCTTGTCATATTCTTAGGAAGCCTGGCTTTCGGTATATCTGAAATGGTTAAGAACCCTGATAAGTATCAAACAGAGCCAGACGTTGATAAAACATTTATGAATTTTATCACTGAAAAATATGGTGCAGAATGTAAATTTAACATGGGAGATCATCAGGTTGACTTTAATGAAGGGCGACAAGAGTACATTGGTATAGGCAGTTTTGAAAAAAAGGGAATGAAATATGCATACAACTACAGGGGATTTATTCAGGACAACACAGTTGAATTTGTTAAAATTTCCATTTTTGATGAGAATGGTGAAAAGTTTGCAGAAACCTATGACGGGGACAAGGAAACAGAGCATCTCGACAGCTTAAAAGAGTAAAATGATATGTCCAAATTAGGGTCACTATATGGTGATCCTTTTTATTTAAAAATACCACCTGCCTTGTTGTAGGTGGACAGGGTTAGAGACGATTAACTAAATAGAATTCTAAGGACATTCTTCGGGGTGTCCTTTTTCATTGGAGAAATGTGATGAAGAATAGCACATACTGGCAAAAACGTTTTGAAGAGCTTGAGAAATCATTAAACAGATACGGACTGAAGGCCTATGCGATGATACAACCGGAGTTTGACAAAGCTGCCAGGGAAATCAACCTGGAAATCGAGAAGTGGCTGAACCGCATTGCCAAGAATAACGAGATCAGCATGTCTGCGGCAAGAAAGCTACTGGACAAGGGTCAACTGGAGGAATTCAAATGGTCCGTCGAGGAATACATAAAGTACGGGCAGCTGAACGCCATGAACCAGCAGTGGATGAAGCAGCTGGAGAACGCCTCGGCAAAATATCATATCAGCAGGCTGGAAGCACTCAAGTTACAGACCCAGCAGGCTGCGGAGGTTGCTTTTGGGAATTATCTTGACAGCGTTGACAGCATGGCGAGGCAGTTTTATTCTGAGAGTTATTACCGTTCTGCATTCGAGCTGCAGAAAGGTTTTGGCATTGGTTGGGCACTTGATTCCATTGACGATAACAAGTTGTCAAAACTGATCGCAAAGCCCTGGGCAGCAGATGGCAAGAACTTTTCAGACCGTATCTGGACATCCAAGTCTCAGATGGTCAACGACCTTCACAGCGAGTTGACAAGAACCTGTATTTTAGGCAAAGCTCCCGACAAAGCTATCGATCATATGTCGAAGTTTGTGAATAAGAAATTTAAAAATGCAAAAGTACAGGCCGGGCGGTTAGTTATGACAGAACAGGCCTTTTTTAGTGCTGCTGCACAGAAGGACTGTTTCAACGACCTGGGCGTGGAAGAGTTTGAGATCGTTGCAACACTGGATTCCCATACATCGGCAATCTGCCAGGAGCTGGACGGCAAGCACTTCCCGATGTCACAATACGAACCCGGGGTTACGGCGCCGCCTTTCCATGTATGGTGCAGATCCACGACCTGTCCTTACTTTGACGATGAGTTTTCCATCGGCGGGCGGGCTGCAAGAGATGCTGACGGCAAGACCTATTATGTGCCGTCCAATATGACATACAAGGAATGGAAAAGTGATTTTGTCACCTTTGCAGGGAATAGCAATGGCTCAAAAAGAACAATTGAAGAGTTGTCCGAAGCAGTACTCAATACGGATAGTGCTGTTTCCCAATATATAAGCAAGCAGACGAAGTGGAATGGGAACCTAGTAATACTAAATGACAACGATTATCGCCAGGCAGGAAAGCGATGGGACTGCAGTATTGAATTAAAAATGGATACAACAGATCATCAGTTAATCCATGAGCATTTGCACGCAAGGTCTATCAGCTATTATGATCCTGCCACTTACATAAAATACAGCTACATAGAAGAGCTGCCTGTTGAACTGCTTGCAAGACAGATATGTATTGACAAAAACATTGCTTTTACATATTCGAGCAATTACAATAGAGTTGAGGATTTACTTGAGATAAAAAACGCCTTATCACTTCAATACAGTGATTTGGAATTTGCACTCGCCTTATTTAATGTATCTGTGCCGGATAGAGGAGAGTGGCTGAAATCATTAATTATTAATAACAGTTCCGGCTTTACAGAGTATAACAGACTGATGAAACTGTTGGAGGAGATGAAGCGATGGCCCAACTAGCTGAGTTCTTGAACCGATTTCAAAATGGCAATAGCAGCGATGAATGGTTCTCGCTGGAAGCGGATGTACGGAGTTATCTGGAAAGTCTGTCAGAAGATGACGTTATTGATTTTTTAGACAAGTTCCCATATGAGTCCCTGTGCATGATCTGTGATGGACTCAGAGTAGATCAAGACAAGAACTATTACGAAAAAAATGAGGCCTTTGTTATCAAAGTGAAATGAGGAGACTTCAAAATGATTAAAAGACTAGTCAAAACACTTATGCTGGAAAACGGTAAACTTTATGGCACTGTAGGCGATCAGAGGGTTACTCTGGCATACTGCGAACCGAGAATTGAAATATATGAGCACCGGCAGGACATCCCCGTAATGAACAAGCATAGCTATGGAGTGAAAAAGATACATGCCGCAATTGTCCTCTGCCCGACTCCGGAAACCACCCGCACAGTTGATGCAGAGTGTTTGTCGAAGATAAGCCGTTTTGAACTGTCTGCTGACATACAGCGGCAGGACGGTATTTTCGAGGCATTACGGCTTGATCTGGAACCGACGGAAATCGATCTGGACGGCGACTGGGAATTTGCGCTGATTGGCTCTCCTGAGTTGATAAAGAAGCTGCGCGCAATATGAGGAGAATAACTGAATACTGTTTATCAAGGACTGCCAAAGGGTGGTCTTTTTTGATTGCCTTTTTCCGCAGGCGTAAAAGAACGGTACCTACCCGGCCGTGGGTATAACCGGCAAATCCCAATACCCGGAGAGCGGGAATAAAGATCTATGGAGGATATGAGAATGGATTGGTTAAGAACAATATTGGAAAAAGCCCAGATTGTAGACGGAAAGCTGGATATTGATGCTGTGATGAAGTCCGCAGCGGCAGAGTTCCCGAAACACGCAGTACCGAAGAAGGACTACAATGACAAGGTCGGAGAGCTCAAGACCGCCACGGATACGATTGCTGATCTGAAGAAGACGAACGGTGATAACGCTGACCTGCAGAAGAAGATCGGCGACTACGAGACAGAAATCAAGGCGCTGAAAAAGACTGCGGAGGATACCAGCAGGACATACGCGTTGAAGGAACAGCTTACGAAACAGGGGGTCCAGGATCCGGACTACCTCATCTACAAGACCGGCGGACTTGAGAAATTTACCTTTGACAAGGAGGGAAAACCTGTGGGGATAGACGAGCTGTTGAAGCCGTACAAAGAGGACAAGGCTATGGCCCATCTCTTTAAGCCGGAAGATAAGAAACCGCCGTATGAACCTCATGGAGGCGGAGGAAGCGGAGCGGCAAACCCGTTTGCAAAGGAAACCTTCAATATGACGGAACAGGGAAAGTTATTAAAAGAGAATCCGGAGCAGGCCAGATCGATGGCAGCTGCGGCCGGAGTGAAGATTTAAGAAAGGAAAGGTGAATTAAATGGCAGGAACTACTTTACAGGACGTCATCGTGCCTGAACTATTTAATCCATACGTAGTGAACAGAACAATGGAGCTGTCGGCACTGGTACAGTGCGGCATCGTCGCGAATAACTCGGAATTTGATGCGCTGGCATCCCAGGCTGCACCAACGGTCAACATGCCGTTCTTTGAGGACCTGACGGGCGAATCAGAGCAGGTCATCGAAGGCGCAGACCTGGAGGACAACAAGATCGAGTCCAATAAAGACGTGGCAGCCATCATCAGAAGAGCAAAGATGTGGAGTGCGACAGACTTATCCGCCGCCCTTGCAGGCACTGATCCGATGATGGCAATCGGCGACCTGGTGGCGAAATTCTGGGAAAGGGATATGCAGAAGGAACTGATCGCAGTCCTGAACGGTGTTTTCGGAACGATTCCGGCAACCACTGGGGATAATGCAAAGCCGGCAGAGACGAGATTAGAGTCAAACCTATTAGATATTACCGGAAAAAGCGGTGCGGCAGCAAACTGGAGCGGATCCGCATTTATCGATGCAGAACAGCTCTTAGGTGATGCCAAAGCACAGCTGACAGGAATCTGTATGCACTCTGCAACAGAGGCATACCTGAAGAAACAGAACCTGATTGAAACTGTGCAGCCGTCCAATGACGTGTCTTTCGGTGTATATCAAGGCAAGAGAGTCATTATCGACGATGGGTGCCCGGTTGAAACAGGAGGAAAGTACACCACCTACCTCTTCGGCGAAGGCGCCGTGGCACTGGGCAACGGAAATCCTGTCGGCTTTGTACCTACAGAAACAGACAGGGCGAAGAGAAAAGGCTCCGGTATTGATTACCTGATCAACAGAAAGACCAACATCCTGCACCCGAGGGGGATTGCGTTCACAAATGCAAAGGTTGCAAAGACGGAAGGCCCTTCCCGTGCTGAACTGGCTGATGCGGTCAACTGGAATCCGGTCTACGAGCCGAAGCAGATCAGGGTCGTGGCATTCAAGCACAAGCTGGGGTAACGGCCATGTTGAAGCTTGAAAAGCTGAAACTGCTCCTTGGGATTTCCGGGGAGCAGCAGGATACCCTGTTACAGTTCGTTCTGGATGATGTGGAAGGCGTGATCTGCGCATACTGCAACATAGAGGTGCTGCCGGATGGGCTGGAGAATACGGCTTATCGTATGTCGATGGAACTTTACCGGAATGAGAATCCGGGCCATGAGGAATCTGCTCCGGGTTCCGTTTCCTCCATCAGCGAAGGTGATACGTCTACTTCATTCAATGCATCCGTGAGTGAAGGGTATAAGGACTCCCTACTGAAGGATTACAAGGCGGTATTGAACCGTTACCGCAGGGTGGTGTTCAGATGAATGCATTACAGAAGGCAAGACAGGCGCACAGAGAGGCGGTGGAGATGCTTTACGAAGGATTATGTACCATCACTGAGTACCAAGCCTACACGAAGCCCAACAAGGCGACGGGATATCACGAGGTTGAAGTGCTTACCGGCCGGCCGTGCAGGCTCTCCTTCGGCACGATTCTCGCGGCGGAACAGACCGGGACCGGCGCATCCGTGCAGCAGACCGTGAAGCTGTTTGTTGCACCGGAAGTGGATATCAAACCCGGAAGTAAGATTACTGTGGCCCAAAACGGCGTGACGATGGATTACTGCCGTACCGGTGAGCCGGCAGTATATGCGACCCACCAGGAAATCAATCTGGAACTTTGGAAAGGATGGACATGATGGCAAGAGGCGGATGCAATTTTGACGACCTGCTGAGGTTCCAGGAAGGCATGGCGCGGATGCAGCAGAACATGGGCGAGATACTGGACATCTGCGCCCGTGAACTTGCACAGCGCCTGATGGCGAAGGTCATCAAGAGGACGCCGGTGGGAAAATACCCCGCTGGGACAGGCAAGGTCGGCGGCACCCTCCGCAGGGGCTGGTCGCAGGGCGGACGGTATAAAATCTACCACAGTGCAAGCGCCTGCATGATTGAGATTAACAACCCTGTTGAATATGCCAGCTATGTGGAATACGGCCATCGTACCGCTAATCACACCGGATGGGTGCCCGGGCACTTCATGATGACGATTTCCGTTGAAGAGATCCAGCGCAATGCCCCGGCGATACTGGAGCGGAAAATCAAAAGACTGATGGAGGCGCAGATGAGATGATTGAGAAGATTATAGACGGGATACTGGCAGCGCTCAATGGGGAATTTGAAGGCTGTACCCTATATACCGAAGAAGTCAGACAGGGACTGAGAGAACCCTGTTTTTTTGTGTCCTGCATCAGTCCCGATACCAAGGTGTTAAGGGGCAGACGATACCGGCATACGAACCAGTTCGCCGTCCAGTACCTCACCAACGCCGATGAACCGAGGGCAGACTGTAACAGAGTATCCGAGCAATTATTCAATTGCCTGGAGCTGATTACTGTCGAAGGAGAGCTGATACGTGGTACGGGCATGGAGGCGGCCATAGAGGACGACGTGCTGACCTTCACGGTCAATTATGACTATTTCAGTTATCGCCCGAATACGACGCCGGTCATGGAACAGAAGGGTACTGAAACGAATCTGAAAGGATGATTTTATGGCAACAAAGAAAGACAAGCCGGATGTGTTTACGAGAGAAGCACTCCTTGCATCCGGCTATTTTGATAACAGAAAAGATGCCCTGGCTGTGGTCATCAAAGACGGTGAGGAGATCACCATCGAAGAGGCACAGGCAAGGCTTGCTAAATTTATGAAAAGGAAGGTGAAATAAATGGCTTTAGGCGGAGGAATGTGGACGACACAGAACAAGGTTCTGCCGGGCGCATACATCAATTTCATCTCGGTGGCATCGGCTGATGCGAAGCTGAGTGAGAGGGGATATGCGACCATGCCGCTGGAACTGGACTGGGGTCCCGACGGAGAAATCTTCACTGTGACGGCGGACGATTTTAAAACGAGAGCCTTAAATATCTTCGGGTATGACTATATGAGCGAGAAGCTGAAGGGGCTTCGCGACCTGTTTATGTATGCCCAGACCCTATACGCATACAGGCTCAACAGCGGCGACAAGGCAACCTGCACTTATGCGGACGCAAAATACAGCGGAACCCGCGGCAACGACCTGAAGGTGGTCATCACGAAGAACGTGGACGACCAGGCAAGGTTTGATGTGACTGATTATCTCGGCACCACGAAGATCAACGTGCAGACCGTGGCTTCGGCTGCGGAACTGAAAGATGACGACTTTATTATTTGGAAGAAGGACGCGACACTGGCTGTGACTGCCAGCACTTCTTTATCGGGAGGAACCAACGGCACGATCAATACGCAGGCATATCAGACCTATTTAGACCTGGCAGAAAACTACTCTTTCAATACGATGGGCATCGTGACCACGGACGAGGAAATTAAGAAGCTCTGCGTCAACTATGTGAAGCGCCTGAGGGATGACGTGGGCGTCAAGTTCCAGCTTGTACTGCACAAGTCACCGTCCGATTATGAGGGTGTAATTAATATCAAAAACAGTACGACGGATACCGGATGGACGGAAGCTTCCGCGGTTTACTGGCTGACCGGCGCCGAGGCGGGATGCGCAGTGAATGCATCGTTAACTAACAAGAAGTATGACGGTGAGTTTGCCATCGGCGGTGACTATACGCAAACCCAGCTTGCGGGTGCGATCAAGGCAGGCGAACTGACCTTCCACCGTGTCGGAACCGAAATCAGGGTGCTGGAAGATATCAATTCCTTTGTATCCTTCACGGATGATAAGAACGAGTTGTTTTGCGATAATCAGACGATCAGGGTCATCGACCAGATCGCCAATGATGATGCGGTACTGTTTAACACCAAATACCTGGGCAAGGTGCCCAACGATGAGGGCGGAAGGATATCCCTGTGGAATGATTTCGTCAAGTCCAGAAAGGCGCTGCTCAAGATCAGGGCGATTGAAGACTTTAGCGATTCTGATATCGTGGTGAGCCAGGGCGATACGAAAAAATCAGTCTATGTCACGCAGCAGATCACCGTGGTCAATGCGATGACGCATCTGTACATGACCGTCAAGGTCGTGT